CCGCTGGTCCTGTGTCGCCTGTAGCTCCGATAGGACCTTGAGGGCCGCGAGGGCCTTCAGTTCCTTCAGGACCCTGTGGACCTGTTGGTCCCGATGGACCTTCAATACCTTGGACACCTTGAGGTCCCTCTGAGAGAGAGAATACAAGTTCGCCGGTTTCTGCGTCATAGGTTGCATATCCGTCTGTCCCGTAGGGGAGTCTGTTCATGGATGTTGTTAGATTATATAGCTCGTCACGAACACTTTGAGCGCCTGCTAAGATTGAAGCTCCAGAGGTATTCACGAAGCCTCTGGTAGCTACTTCATCGTCAGCCTGTGGTTCCCCGATGTTCTTCAATCGGTAACCTTTAGCGTCCCACCGGCCATCAGCATCGCTGAGTTCGATAGAATTCGCTGCGCGGTCTACAGCTTCTTCAGCCAAGAACCGGGCCTGCTTGTTTGCTAGGTCTAAGTCAGCTTCAAATAGCGTTGACCCATCTGTGAAATCGACCAACGGCACCTTCGAAGTTTGCCGTTTTATAGCAACAATCGCGTTAATCTCTGGAGTTGTTGATACCTGTATTGTGGCATCGTTAATAAAATTGAATTGGGCTGCTGAACCTGCAACTAGAACAACCACATCTTCACGGTTGATGTAATCGAACGGTATCGAGTATTCTGTTGTAGAACCGTCAGCCACATATTTGACTATACTGTCAGCCATAATGTCTCCTGAAAGAAGTAGACCCCTCCGAAGAGGGGCCTGTTGTGGTTTAATCTATTTTGCTTAGGTCTAGTTCGGGACGATCTACGTCTTTCCCGCGCTTAGTAGCTCGTTTGAAACGATCATACTCTCTCACTTGTTCCCTAATTTCTGGGAACTCAAGCTGGAGTTTGCGATACGCTCTGTCTCTAAACTTCTTCATTCTACGGTTTAGCATGAATGTCCTGTGGCTTTCGCCGGGAGCTACATCACCGTAGTCGTTTCCATCTTTATTATAGCTAGTCTTATTAATTTCCCGAGCTAAGGTTTGCTCTAGGTTCCGACCGCCTATAGAGATAGAACCCATAAGCTGGTTCCACCGTTGGTATTGTTCGCCTGTGAGTTTAACCCCACCGCCTACTGTCCTTCGAGCGCCTTCGAATTTAAATCCAAGCTTTCGGAACTCTGTAGCCACCAAGGCAGCATCAGTCTCTATCTCTTCAACACCCTTTGTAGTGATGTGAAATAATGGACCTAAAGTGTCTGGAGTATTCTTTGGTTTACCTGTTAGCCAATCGTATTGAATTGGTAAGGAGCTGCGTTCAATACCTGTACTCTTGCGGAGCCTGTCCATAAGTGTACGAACTTCGCGGGTATACTCATCGTTAAGATTTCCAACTTGGTTTGTGAAACCAGAGTAAGGCATCAGAGAAGCCATACGCTGTTTGAATAAGTTTGCGACTTCCCAAGGACTGTCTTTGGAATCTAAGATTGATACAGTGTCTGCAATACCCTGTAGATATGTCTTTGACACGATGTTGTTACCAACAGCTGCGATAAACATGGACGACATATCGGACCAAGTTGTATCATCCATCGAACCAACTTGTGCCATTTCCTTCATGTCACCGATGATGCCAAACGCAGTAGTCCAAGGGTCCATACGGGCATAACTTACCCAGTAAGGTTTTTCCTTAGTACCAAAATTGATTGAGTAGGGCTGCCAATCAGGACTGTCACGCCACAGTTTAGCAAGCTTAGGGTCTGTCGGACCACCACCTGTAATGCGGTCATCCCAAGCAAGAACACTCAAGGTTCCATATATCGCTGTACCTACAGCCATTTTACCTTTTGCTTGAGCAACTCGAGCAGGGTCACCTGAATTCCAATCAGCTTTATATTGTTTCCGCAGCATATTTAGTAGTGGTGTACGGTCCCAAGCTTGTCCCATAATGTTCATTGGTGTTTGAATGAAAGGAGTAATCTGGCGCATAAATGGATGCTTGTTTGCAAAATCTTGAACTGATTTCGCAATCATGGAATTTTCTTGTGTCAGCTTCGTAGTAAACGTAGCTTCCCTTGCTTCGTTGAGAGCCATCTCTGCATACTTGTTGCCAGATTTATAGGAACCAACATATTGGTCAATGAAGTTCTTCTTCAATTCTTCATCATCAGCTATTTTACCTAGCGCCACAGTTTCCTGCCACTTCTGTTCGGCATCAATCTTAGTATTGAATGCGTTCTCAAAGTTACCAGCAATCCACTCTTCTCTAGAAGCATACCCAGCTTTCTGGATATCCTTCATCGACATAAAGGCAACGTCAGTAGATAGTCTTGCCTGAAGTGCTGATCGGTAAGCGAGTTGCTTAAAGAATTCATCTTCAGACCCCAACAGGCGAGAGGGTACAGTCAGCATCTTACCTAAAATATCAACAGTCTCACCTCCGCCGATATACTCTGAAGATATAGCGCGGGTTGTTGATTGACTGGCGTTCTCAATCTTTACTGAGTCATCCAGCACAGGCTTCATGTTGTAGCCAGATTTAGCTGCTAGTTTAAGAGCATCCTTAAAATAGTAGGCCATGTACTGATATGTACGCAGAGCTTCTTTAACTTGCCGCATATCGCCATTGATAAAAGCACCGAGTGCTCTTTCACCGGGCCTAGCAATCACGTTGATAGCGTTTGAGGTAATGTTGAGAGCATGAGTTGTTGGACCAGATAGAATAGAGTTAATCCAGAATTCATTTAGAACCCGTAACCCTTTACGCTCTACAGCTTTCTTTACAGTCCTCGCCATGAGTTTCTCATCAGTAACCTTGGAGAGTTGCGCTGCTAAACTACGGATACGGTTAGAACCACCGAAAGCTGAGATAGCCTCAAGAGTGCCGCCCTCCAGTGTATCGCTTGTGACGATACGACCAGCTTGAGTTGCTCTAGCTGCGGCTGTCTGTAGACCCTTTACGTTGGCCTGAACTTCCATGTGCATCTGCATGAGGTCAATAAGCCTTGCCTCCATAGCATCAGATATTGAGCCATCCTCTTGGGCCTTCACTAAGCGTTTAGACCATATGTTAATCTCACGGGCAGTTGATTGCATAGCCATTTTACCGGCTACAATACGCGCTGCTGTATCCCGTGTCATAGTTTCAGCAATGTTTAACTCACGGATGATCTTGTTTACATCAGTCCCTGTGCTTTCGGCTGTATACTGTAAAGCCTTACGGACGGTTGTAGCGTTGGTCTGAGGCTTATCCAGCCCCATTGCTTTCATGCCTTTTGATGATTTCAGAACATCTTCAAATTCGTTAATAATCTTCAAGGCATCTACAGGACCGTCCATTCTACCAAGATTAAAGCCACTGCTTCCATCGATTACGACATTAGCAATATCCATGTCTGTGGTATCTGCGGCCCGTTGCAGGGCTGCGAACATCTTGTCCCGATCAATTACAGCAATCTTTGCTTTAGGTTTGATTGTCACAGCTGCCCGTTGATCTGCAAGAGACTGTTGGACAGCGTTAGGAGCTATAGGTTGATCAACTTCGCTCTGTGTCTGAGGCTCTGGTGAGCGAACAGCAGCTGGGCCATCCACATCTACTTCAGGAGCATCCGGTCTAGTAGGTTTAACATTAGTACCATCTAAGTTAGTTTCATACCAATTACCATTACCGAAGTCTACAAAAAATTCAGCTTGCTCTTGAGATACTGTAGGAGCTTGAGGTTGCTCTGGTGCCTCTACTTTCGGTGGAGATACCTCTACAAACTTACTATCTTCAAGCTTGTATACAGCTCCGTCAGGGGTTTCAAACGTACCATCTGGTCGAGAAACCATACCATCGATTGTGTCTCTTCCATCAGCCTCGATAGCATCGTTGACTTCTGCGTGAGCTTCGTCAAGTTGTGCTGCCGTTTCATCTGAGACTTGGCCAAGGCTTTCAATCTCAGTCTTAGCTTTCCTACCTAGACCTATCAGCTTTACTGCGCCGGTTACTAATCGAAGGGTTCCTTCTGCCACACCACCGATTAAGCCACCCTCAATTGCATTCTTTGATCTATTGGTCCACTCAGGATCGTTAGGATCAATCTTCAATGCTTCTGTTAAGGGGTTTGATAGGTGTGGATATTCTTCTTCAACGAAAGTTGATAGGTTACCTTCGAAGGCGTCAAACATTGTAGCATCTACAACACCACCCTTGAGCATCGATCCTACAAAAGTCTTACTACCACCTAACGCAAAGAAACCTGTCAGGAATTGTGATATGCCTTCTGAGGCAGACCCAATCATGTTATCAGATTTTGCGAGTGTAGTTGTTAAGTCTGGACCTCCAGCATCAGCGATGTTCTTGAGAGCTACGTCTACGTTAAGGTCTGGACGGTCGGACACCTCTGAGATGTCGATACCCATGTCTTCATAGTTTTTACGCTGCTCAAGCCATGCCATGTCCAACTCTTTTTGAGAGAAGGGTGCGCCACGGGCTTCAGCCTTTTTATCCATGAAGTCGTTAAAGTTTGTGTCAAACTCTTCAGGTGTGACAGAGTTAACCCCGTTCACAGTTTCACGAAGCTCGGCACCAGCGTTTAATGCACCACGAACAACGCCTACAGCAACATCTTGAACTGTATCGATGGCCTGCCCAAAGAAGCTTTGCTGCTCTTCCGGTGCGGGTGCTGGGGGTTGTTCTGGTTTTCGTTCAACACCAAGGGCGTCAAAGTAAGCCTCCTCACCATGAGCCGCCTTAAAAGCTTCTGATGACATAAGGCCTAATCTTAGGTTTTCTACGTCTTTTTCCATTTGGCCTTATCCTGTTAATTGTTATTTTCTAAAGGAGCTAGTACACCTTGCTTCATGAGCCGATCTTGAAACATCCGTAGGACGTTCATCACTAATTCATCCACTTCATGCTCAAGTGGTGGTCTACCAAGTTCTTCAGTCTTAACCGCAATACCGGACCTTACGGCCATTCGGAAATTTGCCTGTTCTCTAATTGCTCTAGTATAAGCATCAGATTCATAGTCGAACTCATTTCCCCGTATATTCATAAATAACTGAGAAGCTGCTTGCCCTTCAGGGCTAGAGCCTGTGTAAAAATCTAACCCAAACTTTGCGTCATTTGCTGGGTCATAACTCGTGCGCCACAACCCAAGCTTGGCTGTTACGTCATTCGGTGTAAGCTTACCATCTTCTGCAAAGTCACGGATTATATCACTGGCTCGCTCGTAAGTTGTGGCTTCTCTAAGCAGCTTGTCTAAACGTAATTCACTTCGAGCTGTCTTATTTAAGCCACCATTAAGCTCGGCTGTTTCCCAACTCTCTAAGTCTTTTCGCATACTTATTGCTAGGCTCTGAGTTGCGTCATCTGGAGCATCCATAAGAACCTGCAAGCTTTCTAAATAAGCCTCTCTGAGTTCTGGTGTCTGAATTGTAGCTGTAAAAAACTCCTCAGCTCTAGCTCTCGCGATAGACCTATTGAACTCTAAGTCTTTCTGTAATTGCTTCTCTTCTTGAGCCGCTCTTTGGTTTTCTAAGGTTATTGCCCTTTGCTCGATATCCAAGATTTTGGCTTGAACCTTTAGAGACTTGGACGCAGCTGCCGTACCGAACTTGGTGCTTTCAAATACTTCAAGGATGCTTGTGTCACCTGTTTGTTCTACAGCTAACCCAACGCCTGTCAGGATAGTATTGAGAACGTCTTCATTCTTCATACCGTCTATGTTTGCATTCGCAGCCCGACCTTCTAGCCATTCTTTGAAAGATGACATAGCTACCTCGGTTTCCGCTTCGTCCATATCTGGTCTAAACAGGTTGATCGTGGTCTCAGCTACTTCAGCCTCAAAGGCCTTATAGTTTTGCTCACGTTGCCAAGCGACATGCTTACTACGCCAAGATGCCCTAAAAAGTTCATTACCCTTGTTAGCTGCCTGACCAAAGTATTCAGATACTTCATGATCGGCAAACTCATCCATCCCGTTGGACTTCATAAAGTCACCTTGGAATTTTGCTATAAACTTCTCGATCCTCGCTGGATCGTCATTAGTGTAAAGCTTCTGGCGTTCTAAGGCAGCCTCAAGTTCAGAGGTGTACCTCATTGCCATCGTACTCATCTGAGAGGCTCTGTAGCCTTTCTTCAGGTAAGGGCTTTCACCCTCTTCGATTAGGCCAGACTTTACAGCCTCACCAAGGGCAATCCGGTTCTCTTCGTAAAGTCGGGAACCTTCAGCAAACTCTTTCTGAGCCAAGCGTTGCCGCTCACGCTCGAGGATTGGACTAGCTTTTTGTTCTAGGTTTGAGAGGGTGTTTGCTAGGGCCTCGAAGGGAGACCGCTTAACTACACCTCGTTGATAGATATCTACAGGCGTTGCTGTAGCACTCACAGTCCCAATTTGGTTCTCAAATGGGTTACCCACTACTTGTCTAGCCATTATTCTGTTTCCGCTGCTAATCGTGATTTACTGTCATAGTAATCAAGGCCAAACCCAGCGATGGGTTCTGCAACCTTGAATAGAGTTTCTGCGAAACCTACCGGCTGCATCGAGTTAATTCTGTTCTGAGCTTCAGTCTGATAGCCAAGCTTGTTGACTTCATTCTGTGCCTGCATCGCCTCTAGCTTTTGCGAGATACGAGATGCCATGACACCTTCAGAACGCTCAAAGTCGTTAATCAGTTGATCTACGTTAGCACCTTGGACACCCGCACCACCGGCAGCTGCCATAGCTGTACCTTGTGACTTGAGAGCCTTCAGGTCAGCGTCTTGCTTCTGCATAGATGCTTGTGTTTGTTCTTGGAGGATACGGAGGTTAGACTGTTTACTTTTTAGGAAGTAGGCGTCTTTAGCGGATTGTGCATTCTGCGCAGCTGCTTTGTTTTGCGCTGCTACACCCGCCAGCGCCCCTACAGCTTTAGCGCCTGCGGTTAACCCTTGAATTGCTAACGCACTACTGGATGCCGCCGCAGCTGTACCAGCGACCGCAGTAGTCCCCGTTAGGGTGCTACCAAGCGCCAGTAAGGTTGTTGGTTCACACATTTAATTTATCCTTACAAATTCATAGAACGGAAGCTTTTCCGCTCCGTATTTTTCGTGCTTGTTGATGAACGTGAAGCCCATCCAACGAAGCCACTTCATGTGGACAGTGTTACGGGCATCGACACAGTTATAGAGGACAGCGTAATCCCCTGCTAAATAGTCGAGGGCTGCTTTGCTTTTTCTCAGGAAAGCTGTCTGATATTGATAGATGTCATCTGTAGCGCACATCCAGACAATTCCTGCATTTTCTAAAGGGGAAGGTACGACCCCGCAGAGACCCAAGCGGCCTCCATTCGGTGCGCGTAGGGTCAGTGTGGTTCCCCCAAGATCGAGGGATTGTAGCAGTACCTGTCGAGGTCTCCGGCCTGTAGAGGCCAGACACTCTCTGTAGTCTGCTTGTCTCAATCTTGGGGCAACATAGTCGATATCCTCCACCGTTGTTGGTGTAAGAAATTTATCCATTAACTCTTCTTGATCTGAGGTGCATAGAACCTTCCCATTCTGCCGATAGGAACTGGCAGGGGAGGTGGCTATCACTTTCTATAATTACACTAAGTCGATCAGCTTTGGACATCACAGGGAACCTAAAGTCCCCTGAAGCCAGAGTTGTTGTACCTAGAACACCGGCACCACCACCAATCACACGACCTGTGTAATCGTTAGTACCACCAAGCCCATACTCTTGTAGGGGTCTGTATCGAGGGAGAACCTTAACTGTGAAGTCACCGCTATCTTGGTAACGTAAGAGCCAATGCTTGATCTGTAGGCGACCACCAGTGATGGCAACACGGCCACCAGTTGCTGTAGGTTCCTTCAGGGTAGGCTCTGAGAACTCGTAGGTCATCAGATATGCTTCACCCACATAGAACTCTGTAGCTGTTCGGTCACCAGAGACAGTCAGCGTGTTACCGTTGGTTTCTGTCTGAGCAATCACTTGGCCCTGATTGGTTCCGCGAGTTACTATGACAGGCGTGGTTAACGTATAAGGTGTTACGATTGTTGTGGTGTTTGATACGGCATCATAGGTTCTTGTGGTGTCTGTTTCTGCCATGCGGAAGTCCAGACGGGTCACATAGTCCTGATTGGTATCTGTACGCCCTGCATCGAACTGCATCTTGTAGAGGATAGTTTTTCCGTTCTTATTGCCTACAATATACAAAGCACTCTCGATGAACTCAGCATTAAGGATATTCAAACCATTCATGGTATATTTAAACCAAGCTGATTGAACCTTCTCTCGTCCTGCCCAATGATATTTGTAAAGATATACAGCGTTGGTCTCTTGGGTTGTTAAGCAAACCAGAGCATTCTCTGTGGTACTTGCAACCATCTTGAAGACACCATCCGGTACATACTTAGCAACGTGTGCTGTAACGTCTTGGGCATCTGATCGATCTGTATCATCGATGACATAGTATTCACGAATTGATGTGAAGCCACCGCGCTTTGCGGGGAAGTACACAACATTACCGGCGGATGCAGGCTGTGCTAATGTACTAGCTTCGTATTCTGTAGTCTGACTGATCGATGTGTTCTTAGGTGTGATAAAGTCAGCACCCTTTAGGATGAACTGTGTCTGATCGGAGAATAGCAGGAGCTTACGGTCAAACGGGATAGCATGCTTGAGTAGGGATACTTTTGTGTGGCTGGCAGCTACATCAATCGGATCGTTATCTAGCAGTGTCCTTGCGGTGGTTGCGAAGAAGTCAAAGTATTCTGAAGTCCTCGACATGACCGTGTTTTCCCCTGCGAGAAAACCTAGCCGGTTCTGGAAGAAGAATACGTCTGTAATCTTACGACCAATGAAGGATGGGTTTGGAACAGATGTTAAGTCACCTACAGCCCTATCGCCCCACTCAGCTACCTCAAATGTAAATGAGCCATTTGGTTGACGTATCAAAAGATGAGGCATCGTTGACGCATCAATCTCAAATTCAATGTTAGGTTCTACCCACTCGATCCATGTACCTTCACCGATCTTCGTCTGTGTCCCGTTGTCAGATACAAACTTCACATAATAATCGTCAAAGTCGTTTGTCTGGTCGCCTTGAACGTGGGCAATGTAACCTTCAGGAGCCTTGTTAGGTAGCTCATCGAAACGCTGAACGGTTCCTACAGTTGCTGAGAGACCTTCGTCACCCAAGCTGTCATAGGTTGCTAGGTCGAACTGAGCGTTACCTGTCTTGGTTATAACAACCGTACTACCGTCTGCACGGGCCGTGAAGCCTGAGACTGAGTTGATACCAGATGCCAACCGAGTGGCTATATCATCTGTTCTAGTTTGGACCTGATCGGTCTCAGAAGTCTCAATGTTAACAGCAATAGCCCCATCGAGGTATACGGTGTAACGCTGGTTATAATCACCCTGCTTGACGGCTATGAGACCAGTGTAGGGATATAGTGGGGTTAACGCGCTGGACATCGCTGTTGTTTGCGATGTGTTAACTATGAACGTGTAGTCGGCTACAGTGACTGCGCGAAAGTCAGTAGCTGGTGCGGTACTATTTAAATACGAAGTACCGTCTGGGTATGTGACAGTCTTTGCCACACCATTTAAATCATAGATAGAAATTTGATTGGAAGCGTTAATAAATACAAAGTAACGCTCGGTCACATCTCGGTTTATGAGATGACTGAATGACCCGATAGTTTCCGAGGCACTCATTGTTGCTACGTTTTCTAGCGGTGGTCGCTTTTGTAAACCCTCAACAAGCGAAGGGAACGCATTCTCCATTAGCTCTGCCTGTGAAGACAGACGGAGCGCCGGTGACTGCTGTGAAACGCCTTGCACTAGGTTGGGGATGGCAGAACTAATTAGGCCCATTACAATATCCTACGATTAAATCCACGGTTCATGACGCGGGATACTGAATAGCTATCCATCATGTTGTAGTCTGCGGTATCACCTTCAAATTCCTTGAGGTCGATCAGAGCAGATTGCTCATCCCGGCGGACCATCTGGTGGATGGATTCAGAGTTCAGCATACGATCTGAGTAGATACGAGCCGCGCGTGTGGTGATGTATTTCTTTGCGACATCTGGGAGAACCGAGAAGTCTTGGTAGTAAACTATGGTAACCGTGATAGGTGACGTAAATGTGAAGCTGCGGTCATCCAAGTCGAACAAACGGTTTTCTCGGATTACTACGTTAAAATCATCAGCATCTATACGGGCTACATCATTGGGAACTACGAGTTGGTTGGCGTTGTCAGGTGTAAGCTTCACACCATCTTCTGTGTTAAAGTGCCAACCTTGCCCCTGAACCTCACGACTTACTTCGTTCAAGACCTGCTTGGCTATAGATACGTCAGTCACTTGGTTACCGTCTAATGTGTTGACGGGTGCCTCACCGATTGTTGTCAGTAGGACGTTGACCGCTTCTAGTTCGGTCATGGACGATGGTTTAGTCATGATGTCCTCATATGAAAAAAATGGGCAGGCCCAGTATTGGACCCGCCCGAAATATTATTAAGCAGTCTTGATTTCTACTGCACACTCAGGACGCAGGACACCGTGGCCCATTGCGTACTTAGCAGCCATCAATGTACCTTGGTACATGACTTCGAAGTCGCCAGATGTACGCTCTACTGCGAGGTCCATCAATTTGACTGTACCGATAGCAGACTTCTGCATAACCA